CGGGTGCTGCAGTTGGTGCTGGGGGTGGTCGTATGATAGCGGGAATCGGACAAGAAGATAGTCCCGAGGATTATACCGAAGTAAGAAGAAGACTCCACATGGACGAGGGATATACAAAGGGTGGTGAGCGACTGAGTGAGTTAAAACGTCAACGCCAAGAGCTACAGGCTAAAATATGGCGCACGAGTGACGCAGATACTAGAAACGAATTGCGGCAACAGATTAGTGACACGGATGCCGCAATAGAGGAAGAAGAAGCAGGTAGGCGAGAAAAAAAGCAGGCAGTGATGGGTGATCTATCAGGTGAGCAACGGGCTGCACAGCAGATTAGAAAAAACCTACAGATAATAGAGGGCGGAGGTATGAGGCGATATCGCGCTGCTAGCTATTTACCGGAATATTTTAGGCAATTAGATAGTCCAGAACTATTAGCTAAACATTTAGGTGCCGATGAGATGGACGCTATACTAACCAAATTAGACACGGGCGTAATTGATGATGAAATAGAAGGAGTTAATGTAGCAGAACTATTACAGGAAGCGATACAGCACTTACGAGGTATAGATAATAACAGTGAAGACGCAGCTAAGAATACCGAAGTCATCAAAACTGTGGAAGAAGGAAAAGCACTAGCGGCTAGGACACAAGCACAAATCGAAACACAGTTGTCAAACATGATGACGGCNCATAAGAACATGAATTATGAGATACCAGACCTTAGCATATCGGAATAATTCGTTCTCCACCCATGAATATAAATAACTATACTATAACGTAATTGATGTAATGGCTATAACAAAGTTTTATAAAATAGTAACACCACGAAGCAAAGATGCTAATGTATTAGATGGGCAAGATACTATTGGTAGTACTGGCCTTTATGGTAGGATGTCGTGGTATAACAGATTAGTCCAAGGCTCTGCATCTAGGAAAAACAGATATAGAGAATACGATGTTATGGATAATGATCCAGATATTGCACTAGCATTGGATATTATAGCCGAAGAAATGACGGGAAATAATCCAAAAACCGAGCTACCATTAGAACTGGACTTGATGCCCAATCCCACACAAGAGATACCCTCATCAACATCAATGACACTAAAAGCAGCACTTAAAACTTTCATAGCTATTCAAAAACTGGATACCCCTAGGCTATTCAATTTATGTAGGGGGATGATAAAGTATGGGGATATGTTTTATCTTAGATCTAAAGAGCGCAATGGGAGATGGCTTTTTATTCACCCTAAAAATGTAGAGGGCGCTATAGTTTCAAGGGATGACCTATTTGATATTAAAGGTTGGCAAATTAAAACAGATTTTGACCACACATATTCAAGTTTTGGAACCAATGTATACGCTAATGTATCTGGCAATGTTGGAGACTCTAATATTCAACCATTTAATGCGAAAGATGTGGTAAGGTTTTCTGTATGGGATGAGGTATCCGAGGAAGCACCATTTGGTATTTCTATTTTACGTGCCATTTACAAATCTTTTAAACAGAAGGAACTACTTGAAGACGCTATCGTAATTTATAGAATTCAGCGAGCACCTGAGAGAAGAGTGTTTTATATCGATGTTGGTAGAATTCACCCACACCAAGTGTCTGGATTATTAGAGAAAGTCAAAAACGATTTCAGACAGAAGAGAATACCATCACAAATGGGCGGTAAATCACAGGTAGATGCCATTTATAATCCTCAGTCTATGCAGGAAGATTTCTTCATGGCGGTTAGACCTAATTCACAGGGAAGTAGAATTGAAACATTACCCGGTGGGCAGAACTTGGGGAACCTAGATGATCTACACATATTCTTCAGAAAAATATGGAGAGGGTTGAAGATACCAGAGAGTTATATTAACACTTTAGCGGGTGATGGTGGATTAGGTACGTTTAATGATGTCAGGGTGGGGGTAGCATTAATGCAAGAAGTCAAATTCACCCTTTATGTTGAACGCTTACAAACTTATGTAGAGGCGGTATTGGATGAAGAGTTTAAAAAGTTTATATACGAGAATGGAATAAACATTGATCCAACTATATTCAAGATAAAACTGCCAGCACCTAGCAACTTTAAGAAGTCAAGACAACAAGAAATTGATTCAGCCCTCATTAGTACATATGGCAATATCAGTGGCGATAATAATATATCTAAGAGGTTTGCTCTTAAGAAATATCTACAATTGACTGATGAAGAAATGTTAGAAAATGAACGCATGCTGCGTGAAGAGAAGGGTCTCAACGTGGATGGTGGTAAAGAGGATCTACCCAAACTATATAACCCAGAAGAAGCTGAGGCTGGGGGATTTGAAGGTGGACTAGGTGGACTAGGTGGAGGCGCTGACATGGCTGGAGGCGCGGGAGACGAGTTAGACTTAGATGATGAAACAGATGAAACAGAAGAAGCCCCCGATGAAACAGGGACAGGAGAAGATGAAACTCCTGACACAGGTGCAGAGGATGAGGACGATACACCCCCATCACCATAAAATCATTAATATTTTTTAATTAAAATTACAGGTATACATAAATAAAACATATATTAGGAGTTTAATAACTATGGATAACTTATTACGTAAATTTGGAGATAGCTTCCTTGATGACAACGCTAAGGGTCAGGGGTTTAGCAATAGAACAGATAGCATTTTTAGTGAATGGATCACATCAAAAATGGCATCTATCATGGATGATAATCATAAAAAGACATCCACTGTTAATGAAGTGCATTCATATCTTTACGATTTATTAGAAAGGTGTAATAGTGAAGAAGAAGAAAGAAACTTTTTCTATAAGCTTTCAGAAGTTACAGACACATCAGGGTGTAGCGTTTCATCACTAAGAGAATGTGCTGAGAAAATCGTGCAGTTAGAAGAACAGTCTGATGAAATATTTGATACTTTGGAAGAATCGGTGGGTCTCACGGAAAGTGACGACGACGACGACGACAAACCCACCGGCGTTCCCGGTTGGAAAGAAGAAAAGAAGGGAAGAATAGTCAAGAATAAAGAAACGGGCGAAAAGGGAGTAGTAGTTAGAAGTGCCAACGTCAAGGGAAAGAAAGATGTTGTCGTTAATCCTATAAAAGGGTCTACCGTTCGCAAAAGAACCCAAAAGACATGGCAGGATGGATCATACGAACCAGTTAAAGACTAATGGATATTAGATCACTCTTGGAAAAGGTTAAAAAGGGCGCACCGGGCATAGAAAATATAGGATATTTCCTAGATAAAAAAATACCTAAAGCCAAAAATAAGGTTCCCCGCCTTAAGAAGAGCGTATACGGGGTGGATTCTGGTGGTGAATAATTATGAGAAATGAATTTTTAGAAGAATTATATAAAAACGAATTTAAAATGCTAGATCTTTCAAAATGGCAAAAGGATTCTGATAAGCATGACGATAATGATGAACCATCAGATGATGAATCTGAAGAGGATGAAGAAGACGGATTCAAAAAGCGGCAAGAACGTAAAGCTACCGATTTAACAAAGTATTTGCAGTATGTAACTGCAAGCGACTAAATATATAATATATGGATATCAAGGAAACAATATTATGAACAGAGAAGCACTATCACAGATAATTGACGGCATTGCTAATGGGGATTCCAATTTATTTGAATCGTCAGTCAAACAGGTTACACTATCCAAGCTTAAGGAGCGTCTAGGTTATGAAACCCTAACAGAAGTAGGTGATGTTAAAATAACCAATAACGATGTATTTGTGTCAGGTAAGAAAGTGGGAACCGTAAACATCGACAACGATGATACAGTGGTTGAATTCACGGACAACGAAGGAGAGGCTCACCAATTTGAAGATACTGAGTCCCTTTATCGTTACCTCAACGGAATAAACGAATCCGAAGATAATAGACAGCAACGTTTGCGTTCTGCTGTTAAGAATTTACCTGATGGTCGAGGAGACCGAGTTACGAAAGCTGCTAATCGTATTGTAGTTAAGAGCAATGCGGGTGATGGCGAAGAAGGTGACTATACTAAAAAAGATACCAGAGGTTCTGAACATAAAGACTCTCGCATGGATAAGCCAAAAAAGCATGACCACGGACACGATGACAAGAGTGGCATCGATTATGAAAAAAAGTCCGGTAAGGGAGAGGGATCATTACCAGAAGATAAGAAGCATAGTCTAAAGGGGTCACACCATAAAGATTCTATAAAAGATAACCCCAAATCCCATGATCACGGACATGATGATAGTAGCGGAGTAATACCACAGGGTAAAAAATCAGGAGGAAAATCCAACCCACCTGATAAGGGCCATGAGTTAAAGGGGTCACACCACAAGGACGGTAGAATGGAAAACCCCAAAAAGCACGATCACGGACATGATGATCCGAGTGCTACCGGCAACGGGAAAAACAAATAAGGTAACCAATATATGCAAACACTTATTGAAAGTATAAGTCCTTCTACAGCCAATATAGTATGTGAATCGTCAGCCGGTAAGTCAATGTGGCTTAATGGTGTATTCATGCAAGCAGATGTGCAGAATAGAAACAAGCGAGTATATCCGGTTTCAGAGATGTCTACGGCTGTTTCTAAAGCATGTGAAGTGATTAAAGAGAATGGCGGTATATTTGGAGAACTCGATCATCCCCAAACACTCACAATAAACATGGATCGCATATCACATGCCATTACAGAAATGTACATCAACGGTACTAATGTTTACGGTAAGGCTAAACTATTGAGAACTCCAATGGGACTAATCGCAGAAGAACTAGCATGTTCTGGTGTACGGTATGGTATATCTAGTCGTGGTGCAGGACAGGTAAACGAAAGTGATGGAACGGTCAGTGGTTATATGTTTGTAACTGCTGATCTTGTCGCAACACCGTCCGCCCCCGGCGCATTTCCCACCCCCGTCTATGAGAGTCTACAGGACTCTAAAGAGGGAAATAAGGTTCTCACACTAGCGGAGTCTATGAGAGAAGATCCTAAAGCACAAAAATACTTTAAAAAGGAAGTTCTAAAATTCGTAGAAAACGTGTTTAATAGAAAATAACAATAATAAATTATAAAAAGGGGCTTGTTGGACAAGCCCCTTTTTTCTATCCACGATTCAGCTAAAAAATGCTACAATAAATAACTTCATAATAAACGCAGATATTGTTTATGAGACACAGGAACGAATTTTTCGGACAAGCAACGTATGACATTATACAAGACCACGATAATAACAGTAAGATTAGTTGGGTTATAAAAAACCCAGAATTAACATTAGGTCATACTAGACAGATAGATGAGGGCGATTATCTAGAAATTGTAGATAACTTTGGCAACTTGAAATTACAAAAAGTAATATACCATGACACTGAATCCTACTATAACCCCACACACAGAAGACAGTTATATAATGGAGCGTGTATTGCATGGGCACCACGGGGTGTAGCACTGGATTATTGGATAGGATTATTCAATAACAGATTTAGAGCTAAACTTATTAAGGCCGAAGATTTAGAGGAATAAAAAATGCCAATATTTGAATTTTTTTGTGATGAGTGTGGGAAAACAACAGAAAAAATAATGCGTTTTGAAGAATCTGAAAAAAAGGATATTCCATGTAATTGTGGAACGGGCACTTTAAGTAAAATACCAATTTCCAGTTTTAATTTTTCGTTAAAGGGTAATTGGTTTAAGAATAATCAAAACTACTAATACTACGGGTTATTAAAAGAATCTATAACCCGAATTAGTAAATCCACCTCTGATTTCAATCTATTCAACTCACTCTGATTAATATACAACCCTCGTATAGATTGTTGAACCGATTTCAATTTTTCTATTTCTGGTTGCAAATTTCTTTTCATTTTCTTACTTTCCGGTTTGGCATTTTTTATAATGTATTTTTCCATAATATCTGCATGAATTTCGTCCATAATTATTTCCCACTATATTAATATTACAACAAATTGTACAAGTTTCAATAACATAAGTCAATGCTAAATTATTTTTAAAATAAATTAATAACATTTTATCTCCTGAAATCAATAACTTACATATCAATAATGGGTTATTTGCGATTAAGTTGCACATAGCCATAAATAAAATACGTGGAAACATTGGTTTCCGTTGTTTTTTTACAACAATATAATTTAGGAGATTGTAAAATGGAAGAACTATTGGAAAAGTTACTCGAAAGTGAACTTCTAACTGAAAGCACGAAAGAGGAATTGAGCGAAGCCTTTTCTAAAAAATTGAAGGAAATGGAAGATACTCAGCGAGAAGAAATTGAAGCTGAAGTTAAGACTCAATTGGCTGAAAAGTATGCAACGGATAAAGAAGCACTAATCGACGCTCTAGATACTAAACTAGATGAAGCAATTGATAATGAATTTGAAGAACTAAAAGAAGATATTGAACGTTTCCGTGATCTAGAAGCAGAACATGCTGAAAAACTAGTTGAAGCAAAAAAAGACATGGCTAACACCGTAAAGGAAGACATGACTAAGATTCTTGAAGCACTAGATGCATATGTTGAGATGAGACTATCTTCTGAATTCGATGAACTTAAGGAATCCATTGACGATGTTCGCAAGGAAGAACATGGTAGAAAGGTTCTTGAAGTTATAGGAGAACAGTATCGTAGAATGTTCACCGATGAAGGTGAATTGGAACAGGAGTTGGCTGAAAGACGAGAAGAACTTGAAGCAACCACTTCTGAGCTACGAGAAGCGAAAGAGCGCATCAGCGCAATTGAACGTGAGCAGAAGCTAGAAGAGACTCTTGAGCCTCTAACTGGCCATGCTCGTGAAGTAATGGAAGCCATACTACAGAATGTCCCAACGGATAAACTGGATGAGGCGTATGACCGTTACATTGGTAGAGTTCTACATGAATCTACCACAAATTCGGAGAAGGATGACAATGTACTTGCCGAAGGTAAAAACAGTGAGGATGTTTCAGAAGGCGAAGAACTGAAGGAAGATACTACGAAAATGGTATCAGGTAACAGGGAAGAGCTTGGAGAAGACGTTTCTGAAGAAACGGGTGATGTAAGTAATAAGCTAGATGAACAAACTCGCACAAGGCTAAAAATGTTGAGCGGTATCAACTAAGTTTATATTTGGAAAAAATGCTAATTAAAAAGGAGAAAGCACTATGGACGTAAACCAAATAATGGAAAACTGGGGTGAAACCAAAGAAGTCCTTCTCGACGGTCTAAAAACCAACCAGAAGGAAATCGTAGGCCCCCTACTAGAGAACCAGCGTAACTATATTATGAAAGAGTCAGCAGCGGCTGGNGCTGTACAGGCTCACGATATTGCGAACTTCCGTAAGACACTCTTACCGATGATTCGTCGTATTATCCCCGGAACAATTGCTTCCGAAATTGTAGGTGTTCAGCCTATGTCAGGCCCAGTATCTCTAATTTACACACTGAGATACAAGTATGCCGAGCAGATGGAACATGATCCTGAGCGTTCACCATTTGGTGGATTTGATATCGAACCCGGTGATGAAGCTTTCGGTAACGACAAGTACATTCGCCAGTTCTATTCAGGTAGCACAGGTAATGATCAGTTCCCCGGTGCATCCGGTATTGCCAACCCTAATGCTGCTGAAGCCGACATTGATGCTCAGATTGCATCCGGTGAAGCATGGGAGTCAGACAGAGACGCTAGAAC